ATCACGGTCCCGTCCTCCAGCTCGAGCTCGGTGTCCATGTCGATGCCATCGTCGCCCTCGGGGGCGTTGTCGGGGTGGATCTCTGCGTCAGCCATTTGCCATCACTCCTGGGGGTTGTGCTCCGGGCCCGATGCGCCCGGCGACTGCCTGCGGATTCACCACGGCGACGTCGTCGGGATTCGGGACCATTGCGGGAAGGGACTGTCCCATGAACGAGATCAGGGACTCACGGTATGACTTGAACGCGTCCTGCACGGCAGGGCTCGCCAAGGTCATGATCGGGTTTGCCATGAACGCGCTGAGCACGCGGAGCTGCAGGTCCGGCCTGCACGTGTGCGGCGTGAGCACGATCTGCTGGGTCTGCTGGCCGTCACCGTACAGCAGCAGGATGTTGCGGATGACGCTTTCGTAGGCGCTCTTCTCCTCGTCCATCCACATGGCGAAGTCGAGGCCTTCCTTCAGCGCGAACAGCTTCAGGCCCTCGGGGTCCGTCACACCGGCCTGCAGGAGGCCCATCGCCTCCTGCTTCCGCACCACCTCGCTGCGGGGGCTCGTGTCCTTCACCGTGAAGCTGATCTGCCCGAAGTTGGGGATCGGGTTCTTCTTGAAGTTGACCGTGCCCGCCTCGGGGTCGATCACGGCACCGGCCAGATCCAGCGTCAGCTTGTTCACCGGCACGGCCCGGTCGCTCACCAGCATCTCCCGGCTCGCCTTCGCAACCAGGCTCTTGTACATGCCGCCGAACGCGGCCTGCACTCCGCTGGTGGGGTTCGTCATCGCCTTGCTGATCTGCTCGTCCAGGAACTGCAGGCCCTGCGCGCTGTCCACGCGGCCCTTCTCCTGCAGCAGGTCCTGCACGGGACTCAGGCTGTCCACGATTGCCTTCGCGAACTGCGCGACCTTGCCCGGCACGTCACCCGCGTTGTGCGGCGTGATCACCAGCGGCTTGAAGTCATCCCCCAACAGCGCGTCCTTGCTGTAGCTGACGTACCGGAGACCCTTGCCGATGTCCCTCATCACCGCGCGCTCGTTGAGCGTGCCCTGCGGCATGACCAGCACGCCGTACTTGTCGATGTCCCGGATGTTGTTGAACAGGCTCTTGAGCAGCCGTTCCATCTCCCGCACGATGCCGAACATCAGGTCGAACAGGCCAGCGCCGTGGAACGTGCCGTTGTCCATGAAACGCGCGTAGCCGATGGGGCAGTACGTCTCGACGTCGCTGAGGTCCCGGTCGTCGATGATGACGTTGCCGCTGGACACGATGTAGCGGCCCACGGTCCCCCGCGGCCCGTCGAGCCACAGCTCCCGCACCTTCACGACCTCCATCTCGTTGTCGCCGGGCACGCCGTTCAGCGCACCCGTTGCCGCGCTGTTCAGCACGTATCCGTTGCCGGGCGCATCCGCCGGCTCCTCCATGTCGTGGCCCCACTCCCAGCTCCACGCGTCCATTTTCATCTTCTCGCGCTCCAGGAACTTCCGGCCGTACCGGTCCTGGAGGAACGACATGGGCACGACCCGCTGACGGATGATGCCCCTCACCTTGGTGTGATCCTGGCCGAGGCTCGGGAACGGCAGCAGTTCCTTGGGGTGGATGACCTCGAGATCCGCGGTCAGTCCGATGGTCGGGTGATCGACCATGTGGCCCGTGATGCCCGCGCACCCGAGCAGGGCGAACAGGTAGTTGAACTCCCGCTTGACCTTCTCGAGCTGCTGGTCCCCCACCACCGCATCCGCGACCAGCTGCGCGACGCTGCGCTCCCGGATGCCCGCCAGGCTGAAGCCCTGGCGCAGCGCCCTCGGCCGCAGGTCCATCGTGTTCAGGCGAGCGGTCGTCTTGTCGATGATCGACATGAGCTCCGTGCTCTGGAACTCCATGTTGCCGTCCTCATCGAGGTAGTACGGCACCACGCGGCTCGTGCGCGGATCGAAGACGTCGAACCGCCGGAAGCCGTTCAGGTAGTACCACGCGAGGATCCACAGGGTCCTGCGGTACGTCAGCTTGTTCAGCTCGCGCTCGACGTGCTGGTCCACGATCTGGGCCAGCAGCTGTCGGTCCTTCGGCAGCGGGTACGTGTCAGTCGCCATCTGTCTTTCGCTTCCTCAGGGACTTCCAGCCGGGCGGCATCTCCTCGAAGAGCTCAATGCCCTTGAGGTTGAACTGCGAACCAGGCGTCGGGTCAGGCTGAGGCACCTTCTGGCTGGTGGGGGTCGCCGCCATGCCGTCCGCTACCTCCTGCCCATAATACGCCTGGGCCAACATCTGGAAGTATACGAAAGGAATCGTGACGTACAGGGGGTTAGACACGCGTTCCGCGTTTTGCATTTGACTCTCCTTGCATTCCGTCCATCAGGGACTGGACGTTCATCCTGCCGAAATCCATGGCCTCGACCGCTGAACCCCCACCAGCCCAGGGGTCACGGATGCTTCCGTCCGCGAGCATCTGGTTGAAGTCCATGCCTTCGGCCTCGCCCGGAGCGGTCTGGCGGTCCAGACGGCCCCGGACCACGAACATGCTCATGGCGACCGTGTCCAGGAAGTCGTCGTGCTGCAGTCCGCCGTTCTCCGCGTCCGGGTTGAACTGCTCGATTTGGTCGAACAGGAGACGCCACGGCAAGCTGCCCCTGCGCCAGACGGGGAACTTTATGAGCCCGTGCTCGAAACGGTAGTGCAGGGCGTTGATCTTGCTGGTCTTGTCCAGCGTGCCCACCCGCAAGGGGACGATCCGGGGCGGGGTCTCGCCAGTCACCTCCGCCGCCTTCTGCCGGACCATCGACTCCATCGCCGCGTACAGGCCGTATGACTGCCGGACCACCTCCGGGTGGATCGCGGGGCACCCCCACCTGCCGGCCATGGCGAACGCCGCCTCGATGAGCCGCTGTTCCCGGCACTGCATGCCCCAGGTGTCCAGGACGAACAGGCACGCGTCAACCGGGTCGTAGCCCATCAGGGTGCAGACCTTGTAGTCGCTGTCGCTTGTCGCCGTGTAGCTGGTGTCCACCGTGATGAACATGCGCACCCGGTCACGGAGGAACTGCGCCATCGGCATCCGCTCCTCGGTCCCGGCCTTGCCGCGCCAGCACACCGTCGCCTCGCTGCGCTTGGGGTCCGTGTCCACGAGGGGGTCCGGGTTCTCGAGCCACCAGCCGTGCCGTTCCCGCGTGATCTCCCCGAAGTGCAGGTCCTCCGCCTCGCCCGGCTGCGCCAGGTACTCGGCCATGTAGTTGTGGCTGCCGATCATCTCCCGGATCTCCTCGAGGCTCACGAGCCCCTTGAGCGCCGGGTCCTTCTCCTTCGCCGCACGGTCAACGGGCCACATGCCCGGCCAGCAGCTCTTGCGCACGCCCTCTTCCTCGTACTCCGCCTTCAGGATCAGTCGCGCCCACTGGTCGAAGCGGGGATCCCTGGCAACCAGGCCGGTGGGGGAAGGCTCCGTCGCCATCGCGTGCCACGCGTAGTGTCGGCGGCTCACGAAGGTGGCGAGCCAGCGGACGCTCGTGTCCTTGCGGGTGACCATGGGGATGACCACCTTGAAGAGCAGCCGTTCCATGTACGAACGGAGGATCGACATGCTCGTGCTTGCCTTGGGGTCGTACTCCGGGTCGTCCAGCGCGTACACGCGCGGGCGTCCGCCGCGCTGCCTGCTCTCGGCGCTGATGGCACGGAACCAGCTGCCGTTGTTCAGGTACATCATCTCCACGCCGAACGACCGTTCGCCGCGCTTGGGCGTGATTCGGCCGTCAGGGAACTCCGGTCCCCAATCGTCCGCGATGCGCTGGTTGCCGAGGAACTGCGTCTTCAGGACCTGGCTCGTCTGCTCCGCGTTGTCTCCGCTGCTCGTTGCGTAGATGAAGGAGTAAGCCGGGCGGCTAACCATCTGCAGGAGTGCGGACTTGCGGAAACAGTTGCTCTTGGCAAAGCCGCGCGGGGCAATCGCCACGCTCTTGCTCGCGAGTGCCCACAGGCGGTAGATGGCGAAGTGGCCGAGCGGAGACTCGATGGGGTCATCGTCGTAGAAGTACGGGTTGAAGTCCTCGTCCCAATCCGGGTACAGGTAGTAGCGGTCGAAGAAGTTGATGCACGCCGCGAGCGCGTGCGCACGGTCGTTGGGGTCGCCGCCGAGCTGCCACTGCCTGCACGCGTTCACGCGCGCCAGACGCTGGCCCTCGGGCGTCAGCGTCAGGTAGTCCGCGGGCAACGGGTACAGGTCGTTCCCCCGCCTCTCGATCCGGACGGTGCTCAAGCCCCCACCAGCCCCACGGCCGCGATGCGAACGAGGGCAATGGCGATCATGTGCGGGTCCTGCTGCGCCTGGCCCATGTGCTCGGCCACGGCGAACCAGTGCTCGTTGGGCTCGATGGCCGAGAGGAACCGGAGGCCGATCTCCTCGGGCTCGCTGCGCCCGTAGAAGATGGTGGGCTCCACCACGCCAAGGCTCAGGATGATGGGCGCGCCCAGGCGCCAGGCGTCAGTTGCCGACATCCGGCTCAGCGTTTCCCACACGGGGAGCAGGTGCGCCGGGATCTCGCGCGGGGAGGTATTGGGCTGCGAAGGGGAGGCTTTCCGGGATCTGGACATGGGACTTTGTCTCCTGGAGGGACTGAACGAGCTTGGTTGTCGCGCTGATGCGCACGGTCTGGTTGCCCTCGACGTGCGTGATCTCGGCGTTCTGGCTGCGGATGATACCGTTGATCTCCGCCGTCTCCCGCACAACTCCGCGCAATTGCTTCATCGCGGCCATCGCAACCTTGGGGTCGGAGTCCCGGCTGAACTCGACCAGCCGCTCGAC